TCATCCAGATCCCGAAACAACCTGTTAGTGCACCCATGCAGATTGAAACGAGGCCAGATTGTTGAACTGTCGGGTCTGGCAACCCCATATACCAGTGCACTGTCTGATAAGTTAGCAAGGTGACAACGAACATCATCAACCTAGGGAAAACTTTCCAGTCGTCAATCATTGTTCTAGCCATCACTGCATATCCATAATTATTTTAATTAGTAGTGCTACGACCGCACCGTTAATACCGATCATGACCATCTCAAGCCTTTTAACTCGGTTGAAAAGGTCTTTGAACTGTATGTCCATCTCGGTGCGCATTCCTACGATCTGTTTTTCCAACTCGTCGATCCTTTCATGCGCCGATTTAACGGTGCGGTCGCTCATTATTTTACTCCGCTGCTTCCTTGGCTTCCAGAGAATTTTTTAACTCGTCGATCCAGTAAGTCTTGCCACCTTGCATTTGCCTGACATTGCGCATGCCGTTTGCAATCTTGCGCTCTAAGTCAGCAACATGATCAACCATTTCTTGCTGTTCAGAGGTCATTTCTTCAAAAGTATATTCTACGTCGTCAATAAACACAGGCGTTGTTTTTTTCTCAGCCATTGTTTTTCTCCTTTTTGGGTTTCAAATTACCACGGCACTCCTGTGCCTGTGGTTGGTGTCTTTTCTGCATTAATTTTAGCAGCAAGATCATCTTCTGTATCTGATTGACCTACAATGTTTTGTACCCAACCTAATACATCTGCTTCAGTTAAACTATCATAAGCAATAAAGTCTGATGCATCTGCGTCATACTCTAAACTTACTGTGCCATATGATGATGCTGTGTAGTCACCATCTACTGCAGTACAACGCCAGTGTGCTACTGTCACACCACCATCGGATAGGTTACGTTCTGTTTCTGGTATTGTCCAAGTATAAGTGATTGCCATTTGTTTATCCTCCTAATGCGTCTAATCTGGCTTCAATTGAAGCAAGTCGTTGCTCCGTAGCTGCGCCGATGAAAGCCAACAGCTCAGGATAACGAATGCCAAAGCGTTGAACTTCAACAGCACCCTCTGGCGCATCTTCTTCAAACATGTGTCTGACTACTTCTGTAGTTGCTGGCTGCGCTACCTGACGTACTAAGCCATCTTCATCAACCGCCTCTTCTTTTGCTGGAACGTCTACTGTTTCTTCCCACCAAGTGTTGCTTGTGAAAAATGCGTATCGTGACGCATCTAAACCGTTAGCTTCCATTACAGATACAACGTCTTGAGCGATAACACCCGTATGAATACGTGCATTGTCTCCTTTTTCAGAAACTGCACTGTTCCACTTATAAGTTTTAAACAGGCCGCTTATAGCTTTTGCGGCAGTCATTTCAGCGTCTGTGAGTGTAGCAATTTGCTGCTTCTCACGTTGATCTGAGGTCTGGATCGTTCCGTTAGTCGCATAAACGTCATCCCAACGATAGCCGCTGTCACCTAAGTCAGATTGATTATCTTGAGCAGGCATAAACATATACGAACGGGCAACAAATGTCAGACCATTATTATATGTTTGGTCATACCCTGCATAAGTATTAGAACTTGTATAAAAACCAATACCCACGCCAGACGTTGTGCCGCCGCCAGTTCCTGGAGTTCGTATAATCCGACACCCTGCGTCACGCCTTCCGTTGCCGTCTGATGCGCTGCCCTCTATTCCTGGACCGTCTTGGAATGTGTTAGAGCTACCAGTAATATCAGCAAATGTTATTGAGCCGTTTGCGTGATTGCTTGTAGCGACTACGCCATTTCGCAAAACGATGTCACGGTCAGTTTTTAGCAGCATATGGCGACCGCCGCCAACGTAAAAGCCTATGTTATTATAGCCAGCAGTCGCACGGAAGGATGCGCCAATACCAAACTCATCACTTCCCCAACCCATACCACCAACAGCATCAGTGTCATTATTTTCAATAGTTAAAGCGCCAAATACACTATCTGTTGATTGCTTTATGTGGAGAAGAGGGGTAAACCCACCTGCGGTTGGGTCTGTGGTGTCATTTATAGAAATGATGCCGTCATTTCGCACACGCAAACGCTCGGCGTTGTTTGTAGCAATCAATAGATTATTGCTGCTTTCCTGCAAGCGTGGCGAATAGCCAGACGCTGACGCAAGATAGAAAATCTTGCCAGTGCTTGACGAATTTCCAAGGATCATATTGCCATCGACGGATAGTTTTTGCCCTGGGTTATCGTCACCGATTCCAACATCACCACTGCTGGTGATGCGCATGCGTTCTGCTTCTGTGCCGCTCAATGCTGTTCTAAATACTAAATTAACAGACTGCGCTCCAGCCGATCCTGCCGTGATTACAGAATTAGAACCGTTTTGCCCAAAACCAAGATACTCGCTAGTGGTATCTGCACCAAATATTTGCGTAGATACGTCTGCATCCGCACCATTAGCCACAGCAAATTTAACCCCTGACGAACTCGTCCCAATCCCAACATTACCGCTGCTGTCGATGCGCATGCGTTCTGTGGCACCATCTGAGCCATCCACCCCAAAAGCTAGTCCTGTCGTTACGGCCATAACCCTGCCAGCAACAACTGCATCTTTTGTTATTTGAACGGCAGTATCACCCGTGCTTCCTACGGCAATTTTTGCTCCAGCAGTAGGTGGGGTGGAAATTCGCCCTATTAGTAGCGTTCCACTATTGTCGATTCGCATACGTTCTGAGCCAGCGGTGTTAAAGTTCATATAATCAGTATTTATCGTATCATTATGAACATACTGAATAATACCTTGTTGCGTTGTTCCGCTATCTGCAAATCGTAAAGAACTTGCGACTGTTGAGCCAAATGTAATGCCGCTTTCTGAAGATGATGTTCTATCGCCTATAACTATATCATCAGCATTAGCACTAGCGTAGCTGCCATCTGTATTTCCAATTAAAAGATGACCGTCACTGTCGATGCGCATGCGTTCTGTGCTGTTAGTTTCAAATGCTAATTCACCAAAAGCATCTGATGCGTTTAGGATTGCAGTGTCATCATCTCGTGTTGTTGACGCGGTTTCAATACGCAAACCTCTGCCAACATCTGTGCCAGTGAATTGAGCTATAGCTGTGTTGGCAGTGCCACTAAGTGTTGTTAGTGAATAGCTAGGCGAACTCGTCCCAATGCCCACCTGACCGCTGCTGTCGATGCGCATATGCTCATTAAAAGTTGAGCCATCTTCAGAGCCGCCAAATTGAATAGTGCTACGTCCAACGCCATTTTCATCAACACTGTATATACGAGACGCGCCGTTATGGTTGGAAAGTAAGAGATATTCAGCAGTATTGTCTGTGCGCTCAATCTTTATGCCATTCTTGTCTGCGCCAGATTGTTTAATATGCAAGTCAGCTTCTGGGGTTGTGGTAAGAATACCAACACGATTATTAGTGCTATCGACGTACAGGGTGTCGGTGTCTACGGTTAGATCATTAGCGATCGTTACGTTTTGACTGTTGTCAATTGTTACGACTGCACTGCCGCCAGTTTTGAAAACGATTGAGTCGTTGTCTGCGTCAGCACTCGTCCCACCTTGGATCTCAATGTAGTTTTGAGTCGTGCCGCCACGCTTCAGCGCAATGACCATCTTGCCAGCTTCGCCAGAAGTCTCGTTCGTTTCAGGAGCACTTACATTAATGCTCGCATATTCAACGTCTGAAACTGAAACCCCACCAGCACCATCGTCAGTGTTAGCTGTGAAGGTAATTTTTGAAAGAACATCGCTGTCTGCTGGAGAAGCTGAGTTGCGGTAAAGTTTAATGTCTGGGCCAGAAGTTGCACCAGCATTAGTTGATTCCGCAGTGATGAAGTCACCAGCCGAAGAACCCTCTATATAAATAGAGTCGGTGAAGTATCCGTCGTCAATCGCGTTGACCGTCCCAGTGCCTGAGTCAACATAACAGATTGCTGCTCGTCCGTTAGGGATTGTTACACCTGTCCCGCCAGAAGTTTTGAACGTAAGTGCAAAACCCCCAGAGGTGCCATTCTTGAAGATGTAAACTTTATCAACGTCAGGAACAATGACTTCGCGGTCTGCTGTCAATGCCCCAGTCATCAACACAACTGCGTTACGAGCTTCGTCGGAGGATCCGTTGTTCGTAGTCAGTGTGTAGCTGGCTGAGTCGTCGTGAGCTACCGAGGCAACCCCAGCAACACCTTGCTCAATCAGAGTTCCTAAGTTGGTGTTAGTGATTGTGCCCCATGTGCCTGACTTTTCGCCATCAGCCATGAGTTCCAATCGGAGGCTAGTTGAATAGGTACTAGGCATGGGTCATAATCCTCTTAATTAGTCAATGCGCACGATTGCAGCTGCCCCAGGAGCTGGGAACACGATGCGGAAGGTGCCAGACGTTACTGTAAAGTCGCCGCCGAAACTTAAGACTGCGATTGCATTTTTGCCAGCGAGAGTGTCATTGTAGATCAAAGCGCCAGCTGTTGTGAATGAGGCTGAAGTCCACTCGGGGTCGTCTGCGTCAAAATATGCCGTTGTTCCTGATGTGCCAACAACTTGAGTAGTAAGAGCGATGCCTGTGGCTGTGTAGCCTGATCCTGATACTTCGCCTGTTGCTGTGTATGCAGTTGTGTCTGCATCTAAATCTGCACTAGAAGTGTAAAGTGCGATCTTGATTGTGTCTGCACCAAGATCCATCTCTTTATTCAAGAGATCTTCCTTAAAACTGGTGCACATTGCTTGGGTAATAGCCATAGTTTAGATTCCTCCGTTATACTCGGCTTGGTAGTTGCGAGCCATTTCCTGTTGGAACAGCTGCACAGCTTCATCAAACTGCGCCTTATATAAGTTTAGCGTTTCTGGCGCTTTAAGAAAAGCAGAAGTTTCATAAAGTGACGCAGAAAGCAACAAATTCTCAGCATTATCACTAATCCAAGTGTTTGGATTGCCTGATGAGAGGCCAGTTTCGGGTGCTACGTAGTCAACTTCGTAAGAATATGTGTCGTCTGGAGTTGGGGCAACTGTTATAGTCGTTCCTGTTATTCCAGCTGTGTCAGTTGAATACATTCGTGGGGTGCCAGTCGTTGAGCTATTCGGCCAATAGTCTTTTAGGTAAGAATCAATCCTGTGATCTAGGTAAACTGTGTTGCCAGAGTTAGTTATTGACAACTGACGAATCATACGAGCTGTGGGTATAACATATTGGTTAGTTCCTACGACCATCGCTGCTGTCGTCGTTCCTCTGTAACAAGGCATTGAAGGCAAACGCTGAAAGATCATGTCTTCAGCTTGCGCTATGATTTGATCAATAGAAGCCTGCAACTCGCTGGAGTCGTCTTCCATGAAGTTTTGTATATTGGTTACTAGTTGTGTATAATTCATAATCCATACCCCCAGCCTTCTTCGCCCCAACCATTGTCGCCCCATCCGTGCGCTGGCTCAGGAGTTCCGACTGCGCCTGTGCCTGCGAGTCCTGATTCAATGACCTCAGAAACTGCAACTTCTTCACCGACATTTCCGACAGCGGCAACCCCAGCAATGCCTGTAACATTAACTCTGACCGAGCTTCCGTCGGACTCACCAAGAATGTGAACTGCGCCTGTGCCAGCTACACCTGTTTCAGTTATTTCAGCTTCTTCGGTGAATGTTCCTAGGGCACCTGTGGCTGCTTCACCAGTCGGTGAAATTTCTGTTTCTAATGATTCTTGACCTGTTCTGGTGAAGCCACGAACACCAGTAACAACTGCGCCTGTTGAGAAAACACCGAGTGTGCCTGTGCCTACTGTTCCTGAAACTGATACGTCAATGACGATGTTCGGGGTTGCTGTTCCTGTTGCACCAGTGGCTGCGACTCCTGGAACTTCTGCTGGATCTGTCTCAGACTCTGTTGTGTAATCGCCCAGAGCACCTGTAGCTGCGACTCCGTCAACTGCAATTGCAGGCTGAACATCGTTAACTGCGCCTGTGCCAGCTACGCCTGTGACAGTGATCTCGAACTCAAGTTGTGCTCTGCTTATGAAGCCAACACGCCCATGCCCAGGAATACCGACTGGTGGCCTTTGCCGAGGGTCAAGGAATGGGTCATAATTATAACCTACGTAAAAGGTAGCATTCTCTGGGTCGTTGTCTGGGCGAGGCTGAAACAGCGCAACCGCGTCAACAACATTACGCGGTGGATCAAGTTGCGGGTGCTTCGGCTCCCAATCTTCTGGCTCAACTCTTAATCCGTCCCAAGTCGTCTTTAGTGAGGTATAAGGCACACGTAAGCCAGAACGATCCCCGATCGCTAATGACTTTTTACCTGTTGCCCTTCTCACTTTTCCCATTAGTTAAGATTCATCCCTGTTGGTCTGATTCGTAGCGTTACGCCATCATTGTCAGTGCTCGCAGCATACTCAAATGCTCTCTCATACATCTCGTTGAGCATTGTTAATCTTTCTGGTGCGACCTTCATTGCCAGCTTTGCAGCCAGCCCAGCACAAATGCAATCGCTCCATCTGTAAGGTATATCTGCGTCTTGATTAGAAGCTGTTACATCTTCGAGTTGGTTGATTGACCAATAAACGAGGCTGTAGCTATTGCTGTCTGGAACTTGCCACACATATAAAACTGGCGTGTATTGCTTGTCTAGCATATATTGGCTAGGCTTGCCGCTGCTGGCTTTGTTCGGGAGTTGGTTGTATTCGTCAATGCTAACTCGCTCAACAACTGTGTCAGAAGTTGTGCCGCCGACAGTTTCCCTAACAACAACGCTCATCAAGTCAATTGTGCCCACTGGTAAGGTGTAAGTCGTCGTGCCCTGCGTCAGCGCCAAAGTATTATTCTGAACAGCCCAGTAGTTTATGCCTCTGTTGGCCCACTCGCTGAACAACAAGTTCAGGCTTCTGCGAGCTGTCTCAG